TTCTTTCCGCACAAGACGCGGGCGCTGTGGTCCAAGATCGAGCTGGTGGGGAGCAACGCCGACATAACGCACCCGGCCATCAGGGGATGCCTGGAGTACATGGGCATGGAGGACGGGCTGGAGATACACCACGACGGCGACCTGCCGGGGAGATCCGGGATGGGCTCCAGCGCGGCGTTCACCGTGGGGTTGCTGCACGCCCTGCACGGGCTCAAGTCGGAGATGGTGTCCAAGAGGCAGTTGGCCATGGAGGCGATGGAGGTCGACCAGGACTTGGCGGGAGACGTAGTCGGCTCGCAGGATCATGTCGCCTCGGCGTTCGGCGGGCTGAACCGGATCGACTTCCACGGCGAGCGGGGCGATTTTAGCGTCACGCCGATGGCGATCGACAAGGCCAGGCTGAGGCTGTTCCGCGACCACCTGATGCTATTTTATACCGGCTTACAAAGGACAGCCTCCAGCGTCGCGGCCAAGCAGGTGGCGGGCTTTCCGCAAAGGGAGGCGGAGATTCGGCGGATCTACGAGACGGTGGGCGAGGGCCAGAAGTTGCTGTCGGACGGAAGGCTGAGGGAGTTCGGCCTGCTGCTCCACGAGGCCTGGCTGGCCAAGCGGAGCCTCGGGGCGAGCAACGAGCGGCTGGACTCGATCTACGGTACGGCGCTCAAGTCGGGGGCTCTGGGCGGCAAGGTGCTCGGTGCCGGCGACGGGGGCTTCATGCTCATCTTCGCGGAGCCCGACAGGAGGCGGGAGGTGAGGGACGCCTTATACGATCTGCTATACGTGCCGTTCGAGTTCGAGGGCCAGGGAAGCCAGATAGTTTATTATGCGCAGGATTAAATCTCATGTGCCGATACACCATCCATCGTTACAAACAACACTTCGCTTGCTTCGGTTGCAGGAAGGCTTTTAGGAGCATGGCAGAAGAGATAGTTTGCCCACAATGTAGCAAACCGATGATAAACATGGGACGCGATTTCAAGGCCCCGCGTCAAGCGGATACTAGGAACTGGAAGAAAACGCGCGCCATAATTCTTGCGGGCCGAAACTTCGACTCATGCGGCTGTTGAATATGCGTAGGAATGAGAAGAAACAAACGAAGTGCTCGGTCTGCGGCCAGGTCCAGAAATCATCCATTCGCGATTTCTACTATCGGGATTTCGTGCACAAGCCGGGGCCGATGATTTCAATCGTGTTCAGGAATGTCGAAGTCCGAAAATGCCGCTGCGGAACGAGTCTCGTGATCTGGGCGATGGGGAAGTTTATCAGGAAATTGCAGGCGCACAAGATCACTTGTTACGCCGAGTTCGTGAAGGGGAGATGGGAAATAACCTAACGGGGATTATTGAGGTCATCTCGCCGTATATCCGATTGAAAAAGGTCGGCGACAAGTACCTCGGTCTGTGCCCGTTCCATGAGGAGAACACGCCGTCCTTCACGGTGGACGACGGGGGCGGCGTGTTTCACTGTTTCGGGTGCCTTGTCGGAGGCAACGCGGTGAATTTTATCGATCTCGTGGAGTCGCGGAACATCAAGCCATTGATTCATTGAGGCTCTGTAGGTGGACGAACTAAGCGGCGGTGTTTCACCTGGCACATAAAGTCAAGTCGTTGAATTGACATGGAAAAGAAACAGATGGGCAAGAAAGTCGCCAAGCGGGCGCGGGGCAACGGGGTGGCGGAGCCGAAACCCGAGAAGCACGCCGGGGGCAGGCCGAGCAAGTTCACCCCGGAGCGGCGGCAGAAGATCATCGAGGCCATGAAGACCGGGGCGAGCTACAAGGCGGTGGCCCGCTACGCGCGGATCTCGTACGATTGCCTGCGGGACTGGATCATCGAGGGGTCGCAGGCCACCGATGAGAGCGACGAGTATTTCCAGTTTTTCCACGACGTTAACGAGGCTTTGGGCAGCCTTGAGGTGAGGAGCCTCGCCAGCATACAGAAGGCGGGCCTGGGCGGGGCGGTGCTGAGCGAGAAGGTAGTCACGAGGAAGGACGGCACGGAGGAGGTGACGAAGACCTACGCGCAGCCGCAATGGCTGGCGCTCGCGTGGATCATGCAGCACCGGTTTGCCAATGAATGGGGCGATGGGAGGGAGCCGAGCGATGGGGAGATAACGAAGCCCAAGCCCCTGGCGACCCTCAAGCGGGAGACGATAGACATCTATGACCCGGATAGACTTGCGCGCCTTATCGGAGCATTTGCGGAGGCAGGGCTTGTCCCAGAGGAAATCGTTGGGCGATTTGCTCTCCCAGATCCTGCCAAAGCCTAAGCTCACGAAGTACATCCCGGAGACGCGGACCGAGAAGCAGGAGGCGTTCCTGTGCCTGGACTGCCTCGAAGCCTTCTATGGGGGCGCGGCGGGAGGAGCTAAGAGTTGGGGCCTGCTCATGGCGGCGCTCCAATACGTCGATGTTCCCGGCTACTCGGCGTTGCTAATCAGGCGGACCTCACCCGAGCTGACCGCGGCTGGTGGTCTAGTGGACATCTCCAAAGAGTGGCTGACGGGCACCGATGCGCAGTGGAACGGCTCCTTGAAGCGGTGGAGCTTTCCGACGGGGGGCCGGCCCGCCACCGTTGACTTCGCCCACTACGAGGCTGGCATCAAGGGCCAGCAGAAGAAGTATGGCGGCCAATATCAATGTATATGCGTGGACGAATTGACGGAGTTTCAGGAATCCGAATATCGGTTCCTCTGGCGTAGCTTGCGGAAGCCGGAGGGGATGCCGGTTCCGCTCCGTATGCGATCAGGTAGCAACCCGATCGGCGTCGGCGCGCCGTTCGTCAAGCAGCGGTTCGTTATCTACGGGAACAGGACGGTCAGGGAGAAGATAGCCGGGCAGATGACGGAGTACGAGCGGCGGTTCGTCCCGGCGAAGTTGGACGACAACCCGTACATCGACCGCGCCTCGTACATCCAGAGCCTGGGCAACATGGAGCCGCACCTTTTGCAGGCACTGCTGGACGGCGACTGGGACGCCAAGCCGCCGGGCAAGATGTTTAAGAGGGTGGACTTCAAGATCGTTCCGGTGGCCCCGGCCTCCTGCTGGTGGGTCCGCTTCTGGGACCTGGCGGCCACGCCGGAGGACGCGGGTGGCAACCCGAGCTGGACGGTCGGCCTCAAGCTGGGAACAGACGGAAGCGGGATCTATTATGTGGCGGATGTAAAACGTGATCGGCTTGACCCTGCGGGCGTTAAGAAATTGGTAATACAAACGGCGATGATGGATGAAAATACGACCCCAGGAATGCCGATCTTTATAGAGCAGGAGGGCGGCTCGAGCGGCAAGACGGTGATAGACGACTACGTCAAATCTATGCCTGCGTTCAGCGTGGAGGGCAGGCGGCCCACAGGGCCGAAGACGGCGCGCGCTGTCCCGGTCGCGAATCAAGCCGGGGCGGGGAATATCTGCCTCGTACAAGGCCCGTGGAACGGCGCGTTCCTGGACGAGATAGAGCAGGTGCCGTCGAAGGTAATGGATCAATGTGACGCGCTCTCAGGGAGTTACAACGAATTAGTTTCCGGCTCGTGGTCGGCGTCGGAGGAGATGATCCAGTCCTTCGGCTCCTACGATCGACCTGACTGGTGAAAGCACGGCTCAGAAAGGGGGATGAGATGGAAACGATGGAAAGCATGGACTACGACTACAGGACTGCGGCCTGCCCGAAGTGCGGGCGCAAGATCCTCGTGGAGATGGGCCTGATAGGCTCCCCGCACCACACCTGGATCATGGCGACGTGCGCGGAGTGCGTCAAGGTTCCGATCAACGACGCCTTCAGGGAGGGGCACCCCGGGGCGGCGGCGGAGATCGAGAAATGGCTCCAGAAATGAAATGGACTGAGCGCCATGTGCAGGTTGCTCTTGCCCATTGGTTCTTTGATTGGCGACGGCAACTTATCATTCCCAATATCAGCCATGGCTTTTTCGCTGGTCGTCGCGGGGAGTGTGATCTGCTTATGGTTTCTAAAGCCGGCTATCTCACCGAGATCGAAATTAAGGTGAATCCATATGACCTAATCGGGGAATTGAGGAAATTCAAGCATGAAAATCGAACGTTGGATTCCCCGTTCGGCCCGCTCATCAAACGCTATTATATCGCCGCACCGGAGGAAGTCTGGCAGAAAGCCAACGGTGCTGAGCTGCCTTTGGGGGCCGGGAAGATTGAAGTGTACATCGATCACCAACGCACGCCGAGGGGGCGGCTGACTCAACCTTCAGCCTACAACAAAGCGGCACGTTGTCTCACGGACAAAGAGATGATCGAGTTGTTGAGGCTGGCATATTTCAGGCTGTGGAATTCGAGGGACATGGAGATCTTCGAATCTCACCAGCGATCAGCCACCATTTTACCTTGACATTCTCTCCCGCTTAACTTACGATCCAATAATTACAGAAGGGGCCAAACCGTCATGACAAACAGATGAGAATAGCAAAGCCCCGATCAAACCCAGCCAAGACCTACGCAGAGGTGGCCCCGAAGGCCAAGCCCGACTCGTTCCCCCAGGGCGAGATATCGAGCGTGATGAGCACGTTCTGGGGGAAGATCACCGCCTACAACCCGGACGAGCTGGTCACCAAGAAGGGGCTCACCATCTACCGCAAGATGTCCTCCGACGAGCAGGTGAAGGCCGCGCTCGCCGCCAAGATACACGCCGTGCTGTCGAGCGGATACGAGATCCAGGCCCCGGAGCTCCCCGAGGAGGAGGCGGAGATCGGCGACGAGGTGAAGGACTTCACGGAGTGGAGTTTCGCCGAGATGGAGGGGCACTTCGACTCCAAATTGAAGGAGATGATGACGGCGCTGACCTACGGGTTCGCGGCGGGAGAAAAGGTGTTTCACCTCATCGACTACGGAAAGTTCGACGGGAAAGTAGGGCTCAAGGCCATAAAGTTCCGCAGGCCCGAGGGGATCGACTTCGAGACGGACAGCTACGGAAACCTCCTGGACGACGGCATATTGCAGAACCAGAAGAGGCTGCCGAAGGCGAAGTTCGTGCGGTATGTCTACAACCAGACTTTCGACAACCCGTATGGGGAGAGCGACCTGCGGGCCGCCTACAGACCGTGGTGGCAAAAAGACACCGAGCTCAAGTACATGTCGATCGCCCTCGAGCGCTTCGGCGAGCCGATAACAGACATCTCCCATGAGGGCACGATAACACCGGCGCAGGCCACGAACCTGGACAATTTCATCAAGAATGTGCAGAACAGATCGGGCCTGCGGCACGACAAGAAGATCGAGCTCAAGTTCCACTATCCCTCGCCCCGGACCTCGGAGGCCTACATCCCGGCGATCAACCTCCACGACACGCACATCCGCATAGCCATATTGATGCCTGGCCTCATGGGGCTCTCCGCCGAGCAGGTGACGGGGAGCCTGGCGCGCTCTAGGACGGAGTTCGAGACGTTCCTGAACATCATCGGCCAGCTCAGGAAGGACGTGGAAACGACCATCAACGAGCAGGTGATCAAGGAGTTGATCGACATGAACTACGAGGTGACGGGCGGGCAGTATCCGACCTTCAAGTTCAAGCAGATCACGGAGGAGCACAAGGAGAGGCTGTTCGGCATGTGGCTCCAGGCGGTCAACTCCGGCGCCCTGAAGAAGTTCCCCGAGGACGAGGCGAAGTTCCGGGATGTTCTGGAACTCGCGCCGAAGGAGGACGAGGAGCTGATGCCGGAGCCGCAGCCCGGCGTGGGATTGCCCGGCATGGAAGGCCAGCCGTTGCCGGAAGAGGGCGGTTTCCTGTTCCAGGATGGGGACGGGCGGATCTACGAGCGGTCGTTCGAGGACGAGGCGAAGCTGGTGGAGTATGTGCGGGGGCTGAAGGATGCGGCTTGATGGGCTATACGCCACCAAACGTAGATTGGTTCAAGCGATTGCGTCGCCATGAGCCTGATTTCGGGCCGACATTCCGTGCTTCTGACAATCGGGGATTCTGGCTAGCACTTCTGAGATTCCTATGGAACTGAACGGCTACTCCCGCGCCCTGATGGGCTTCGACTTCGCCGACGCAAGCGCGTTGCTGACGGCGCGTAGGAAGTTCGCCGGCTACCTCATCGAAAGTGGCGTTGAGCCGGAGCAAGCCGAGAGCGACGCCGATGGACTGAACCACTCCTGGGAGTTCGCGACGTATGAGTTCTGTCCGACGGGGAAAGGTGGGGGGATAGATCCGACATGCTCGCCGGGGGAGCGGGGAGCTGACGTAACAACGGGCGACAAGCTCAGTGGCGGGGGATACGACCACGCATCCGCCGTGGCAAATGATCCCCACGCCATCAAATTGGTGTCAGTTACCCCCGGAAAAAGGAAAATGCCATGGGACATGGGAGAGGCTGAGTATAACTCGCTTCTGGTTGTCTACCGCGGCGGCAAGCCGCGTGGGGGGTATGCGTTCGTCACTCAAGACGAGGCATTGGCGAAAATCCACGGCGGCGGGAAAGCCACCGCCTTTAGAGTCCTACCTAGCTCCAAGATATTTCCAGACCCGGAAATAGAGGGCGAGCAAGGTAGGAAGCTGAGGGGCATAGAGTCGTTAAGAATAGGCTCCGCTGTCGTGTATACGGATAACCTTGTTTTGAATGTGCCATTCAGGCACTGGAAGAAGCACGCCGACCTTCGAGAGTTCGCCTTCTGCCCGACGGGCGAGGGCGGGGGAATAGACAATTCGTGTTCACCAACGGGAGAGCCGGGGCGCATAGACACGCCGGAGCTTATTACACAAGACGATTATGGACACGGTCGCGATATTACTGGTACGCTAAGCAAACCGACTCACAACTGGCTACAAACATGGCAATTTGGATTTTCTAATAGACCGGCAGGAAGCTATATTCCCGTACCATCAGGCAAAGTTGTTAATGCGATGAGAAAATATCGACCATCAGAAAAGGCGACTCTCTACCGGGCAATAGGGCCAGAGAGTGCAGCCTCAAAACAGGGCAATCTCCAATCGTGGACGCGGAACAAAGGACATGCGAATATAATAGCGAGCGAAGATGGAGAACCAGACGGCCTTAATCTCAAGCCTGGCTGGAAAGTTATCAGGCGCGTATGGCAACCAACAGAGATAATATTAGACACGACACTACTTCCATCTAAATACAAAAGTAAATATGGAGCAGCGCTTCAAGAAGAAGTAATAGTCAGAAGCAGGAGCTATTCTCAAGAAGATTTATACCGAATTTCGGAGACTATTCAAGAGAAAGACAATAAATCCCTCGGCAAGTCCTTCATGCTCCGCCACATGACCCCTTGGCGCGGCCTGATGGACATGAGGCCGGGGAGCCCGCATCTCAAGATATTCGGGAAGTATGTGGAGTTGAGGGAGAGGCGGTATCATCTGGCGGGACAGCACGATCAATCCACGCATGGCCTGTGGGCTGAGGGCAGACAGGATGAAGGACTGGGCAAGGAGGCGAGCTTCTTGGAGGCCCGGGCAAGCGACGTTGAACTGAAGATCACGGCGGACGTGAAAGGGGCGGCTGGTTCCGACAACCTCCGTGGTCTCGACTTCCGGCTGAAGAGCGGCGACTCTTTGCGGCGCAAGATGGAATCATTAGTGAAGGCGACGGGCAAATCGCCTACGGCGGTAGCCCTCGGGATAAACGACGCCGTCAGGTACACGGCGGAGTTCGCCCCCGATCAGTACGAGAAGGGGGTTCGGGCCACCCTCATCGACCTCGGGCGCAAAGGCTATCGGGTGGAGAAGGTCAAGAACTACTGGCAGAAGGGCGACGACTACGACGGGATCAACGCAGTCCTGCGCTCGCCGGGCGGCATGAAATTCGAGATGCAGTTCCACACGAAGGACAGCCTGCGCACGAAAGATAGGTCGCACAAGATATACGAGAAGTTCCGGGTCGCCAAGGACCCCAAAGAGGCTAAGGGGCTGGTGAGGCAGATGCGCGCCTTGTGGCGGAAGATACCGAGACCAGCGGGTGCGATGGCGATCGGAGCGTTGGCGACGACGGGGATATGAGACTCGGGGGCCTGGACGGACAAGGCTGCGGCCCGTAGAACCGGGGTGGGAAGCGAGTGGTCCAAGGCCCCCGATAAAACCTATGGCTAGATATTTCGCGATCACGTTGGGAGATGAAAAGAGGGCGTCGCCCGACGTTCTCTTCCGTGAGGTCGAGGACGACGAGGAATACCGCTTGGAGTCGCTGCGGCCAGACGGCGAGTGGGCGCTCGACTACGAGATGGGGGCATATCTCTTTAACGGCGAGGTCGGGGCGGAGGAGATAGGCGAAGAAGACGCCCGACGGATCGTAAGCAAGATAGCGACCCATGAATTCGTCGAACCGTTCATATGCCAATATTGCGGCCTGCATCGCTACCATTTGCCCGGCGAGCACGACCAGTGCGATCACAGCGTGACGGGGGAATGCGTTGAAGAAGAACCACAAGGCGAACGGTCCGCTATGTTTAAAACTGAGCGAGAAATAGTAAAAAATAAACGAGCCGAATCTGGTGCGTTCTATGATTCGTCTGGTGCATTTTTGGGTAGTCTGAAAGGCGGAAGAGATAAAATAACGATCAATGAGCGAACCGTTGCCACAATGAAAAGCAATGGAAACGCGACTTTTACACACAACCACCCCAGCGGCGGTTCATTATCATTAGGGGATTTGGAAAGCGCTAGTAGAATGAATCTTAAAGAGATGAGAGTTGTCGGCGAAAATAAATTCGGCAAATTCACATTTATTGTCAAGCGACCATCTGCCGGATGGCCGACGGATGTTGATATTTCAAAAGCATATAGCAAATATCAGCGAGACGTTGCCTACGTAATCGCCGCACGGTATAAAGAGGGGCGGATTTCAAAGACTACTGGTACGACTGCATTTGCTCACGCGATGGCTAAACTCACAGCGCGAGAGATCGGCGCGGAATATAAGATGATCAGAATCAGAAAGAAATAATCGTGTCAAGTCTCATTATCGACGAAAAACGTGGAATACTAGATATCGCATCTCGAGATACGCTTGAAGGCGAAACTAGCATTAACCCCAATCTGCTTAAATTTATTGATTCTATCATCAAAGATATTCTTCCCCAAAAGGATTTTGATCATTCCTACGAGCGTTCTCTCTCCCCCTACGAGCATCGCGTTGACTTCGCTGCCGTCGAGAAGGCCCTGGATAGCGACGCCGTGAAGACCGACCTCGCTATGCGCGTGCCGATCCGAAAGGTGCTCGACGACCTCGTCATGTTGATAAAAAACCAGGACAAGGTGGGCGGCATCACGCAGTCGTTCGTCCAGGGCCTGACGCTGACCACGGGGCCGG